GCTCTGTTTGAGCGCATCTGGAAATTCCGCAATGATCCCCTGGGTTATGCGAAGTATGCTTTTCCATGGGAGAAAATCAAGCCTATCTACGGTCTTGAAGCATGGCAGGAGGAGTTCCTGAATACAATCAGGGAGCCCGGCCGCTATGCTGTAGCATCTGGGCATGGGATCGGAAAAGGTACTGTTATTGCCATAACTATCCTGTGGTTCCTGTCAACTCGGCTCAATCCTTCGATAGTTGTTACAGCTAACACAGCGGAGCAGTTATCCGGGAAGACATGGAAAGAGCTGGGAATTTGGCATCAGCGAGCAATTAATAAGCATTGGTTTGATTGGACGGCAACGCGCCTTTCGCTTAAATCGAACCCTGGTGTTCATTTTGCCCATGCAATTCCTTGGAGCATTAACCGCCCCGAGGGTGTAGCTGGAACGCACGCAGATGAAGTCCTCTTCATAATTGACGAGGCTAGTTTTATTCCCAATGAAATTTGGGAAGTGATCGAAGGCGCTATGGTTACTGGGCGCTGCTGGTTTATCGTAATGGGGAACCCGACTAGGCGAGGAACTCCATTTGAGGCGTGCTTCTCAAGCCCATACTGGAAGACCTGGGAGATTGACAGCAGGACTTGCAAGAGGACAAATAAGCATCAGATCCAGCAGTGGATAGATACATATGGCGAGGATTCTGACTTTGTTCGCGTCCGAGTCAGGGGGAAATTCCCGAAGCAGTCTACTGATCAGTTTATATCTGAAGAGGCTGTAAACGCAGCCTATGGTCGCAAACTGCATCCAGCTGCATATGAGTCTTCGCCCAAGATACTGGGAGTTGACCCTGCTCGCTTCGGAGACTGTGCGACGGTCATAATTAAGAGGCAAGGACCTGCGGCTTTTGATCTGGTTACATTGACGAAGAAGGACACCTTGTATGTTGCAGGATGTGTGGGTGACATCATTCAGAAGTGGAGACCTGATGCGGTAAATATTGACTCTGGTCAGGGTGGTGGAATTATCGACTTGTTAAGATCAAACAACTTCCGCATTAACGAAATTATAGCTGGAGGATCGAGCCCTGACCCACGGTTGTTGAATCTTCGCACATATATGTGGCAAAAGATGCGAGACTGGCTTCCTAATGCCTCTATACCAACAGACAAGCTGCTTAAAGCTGGACTTATTGCTCCCCAGTATCGCTACACGGTGAAAGGAAAAATGGTACTGGAAAGCAAGGATGATATCAAGAAAAGGATGGGCAAGGTTATGCTGGATGGTGCAGATGCCCTAGCTCTCACCTTTGCTACTCCTGTGGTGAGCAAGGCCCGTAGAGGCAAGCCAAAAACAGAGTGGGATGTCTTTAGTTAGAGAGAGGATATTATGATTAAAGTATGCCCAGATGGTACTTTTGAGCTCTATTGCCAGGGAAGATATTACGGAGTTGCAAGGGTTGAGCCGCTACCCCAGAAAGGAGCGGGCAACTTTCATATTAATATTGTGCGCTTTTCACACACGATATTCAACCGTATGAAAAGGGATGAGGAAACTCTCATGGGCTACATTTCACAGATGGGGTATACTGAGCTCATCTCTGCGGTAGGTACAGAGAATGTTAACCACGGTGACCTATCATTGTGGAGCAAATTTGTTATGATGTTTGGCTTCGAGGAGCCGAAATTATTTACCACACGATTACTTTAGATAAAAAAAGAAGGAGAAAAACAAAATGGGAGCAGTAGCACAAATAGCATCGTTGGTATCGGCCATTTCTACGGCAGCAAGCACAGCCATGTCCATGAAGCAGCAGAGGGCAGCTTCAAAAGCAGAAGCATCACAAAAGAAGAAGGCTGCGCAGGCTAAAATAGAAAAAAGGAAAGAAGAGGAATTGCTCAAGAAGAAGACCCCTGCCAGGCGTCTTCTTGGTGGCCGGCCATCACTTTAAGGAGAATTAGGGAAAATGGGAATTAGTGGCAGTATATCACAGTTTGGGACTTTCATCAACTCCCTGATAAGAAAAGGGGACCCAGAGGCAGCCATGGCAGCCGGTAAGGGGCCAGTAACTGCTGAGTGGGCAAAGGCCCATGGCTATACTAAGCCCATTGTTGATCTGCCTCAAGCAAAATCTGTGGCTGAGCTTTCCCGTGGTGGCGCCGAGATCTATAAGCTCTATGTTGGTCAAAAGATGATCAGGGAGCGCAAAGAGAAGGTCAAGAAAGAGACAAGGCGCAAGATTAAAGAGCAGAGAAGGCGGACCAAAGAAGGGCGGTTATTACGGAGGCCTAGCCGAGAACGAGGTATCCTATAAAAATGATAGATAAAGCACTCACAGAAAAGCTTGCAGAGCTGAAGGCGAGGCGTACCCCCTTTGAACCTACATGGGAGGAGCTTGCGCGGTATTTCTGTCCATATCGTGAGAACCTCTTTTACGACCGGACTCCAGAATCACCTATCGGGAAATATCTCTTTGATTCTACGGGAGTATCTGCGGTTCGTATGCTGGCAGAGGGTTTGTTTGGCTACCTAATGTCGCCCTCTCTAGATTGGTTCAAGCTGGAAGTTCCTGACATGGATACTGACGCTGAAACCAAGTATTGGCTAGAGGGCATTGTTAAGGATCTGTATGCAGCCTTTCGGCGCAGCAATTTCTATTCAGAGGTCGTTGAGTTCCTGATTGATGGGATTACCTTTGGAACGGGAATCCTCTATTTCGAGGAAAATCTGGGTGACAGGTCAATCTTTTACAAGGTTATGTCACCTCCGCGCATATGGATAGATGAAGATGGTTATGGTCAGATCAAAACTGTATTCCGTCAGGATACCTACACAGAAGCACAGGCGACCGACAAATTTGGTTGCAAAAATCTGGGTGGGAAATTTATCCATGCGGTAGTTCCGGATGGGGATCATTGGCGTTCGGTGTGGTACCATGAAATGAAAGGGGAGATCGTCCGTGAATCCAAATATGACTTCTTCCCCTACATTGTATGGCGCTGCATCAAGAACCCTGACAGTGTCTATGGATATTCACCGGCCATGATGTCTTTACCCACAGTTAAGACACTCAACAGCATTCGCAAGAGCTTGCTCGAGGCCGGGCAGCTTTCAGTTAAGCCGCCGATGAATGTGCCAATAAATGCGGATGTCGATCTGACCCCCAACGGAATTAACTATTTTGATAGCCCTGAGAACAAGATTAGCCCGGTTAACCTGGGGATCAACTTCCCAATTGGTCGAGATAGGGAAGAGCAGATACAGAAGAGCGTTAGAGATTTCTTTAGTATTGACTTCTTCTTGATGTTTGCTCACCAAGAAAGGGCTATGACCGCCACAGAAGTTGTGGAACGGCAGGGCGAGAAAGCTGCAATCTTAGGAAACATCGTAGGACGTCTGACGAATGAGCTTTTGGACAAGGTAATCGAAGGTGCGTTCAACATTGAATTTAACGCAGGACGGCTCGAGCCACCCCCTGAAGGCTTGGTCGGAAGAAAGATTGATATAGAGTATCTTGGCCCCCTCGCTGTGGCTCAGAAAAAGCTGTTTGAGAGCAGAGGCCTAAACCAGGCAATTGAAGGTGTAGCCCCCATACTCCAGGCAAATCCTGACACGGCAATGAACCTGGATTGGGATTATTTGCTGCGGTATGCTTACAGTGTGGCGGGCGCCCCAGCTCGCGGGCTGATTGACGAGGAAGAGGTTCAGAAAAGGCGAATCCTGGCGATAATGCAGCAACAAGCGCAGGCACAAGCTGAGGCTGAGGCAGCGGTTGTCCCGGAACAGCAACAGCAATAATAATAATAATAATGGTGATGGGGAGAATAAGAATGAGAAAAAGGAGAAATATCATGAATGATAAGATTTTGGTAGTGCTGGCAGTATGTTTTTTGGCTGGATTAGCTACCTGCAGGCCAAATTGTCCAGAGCTTATTGAGCTCTTCAAAATACTTTCTTCGGGTTTGTTTGGCTTGGTAACTGGTGTCGCCATAGAGAAGGCTTTTAAGAGGTAGAGAGAAAAGTGAGAAAGTTAATCTTACTTATAATTTGGCTGTTTTTCCTTATAAATAGCGCTGCCGTTACTGCTAACTCAGATCTACAACCTACCCCTGACACCGGACCTGCTGTTCATCCGTCAGAAAATAAAGTTTGTTCCATTTATTGGAACGAAAATTTGGATATTTATGTCCAGATAGACGAACCAGATATCTTCATTCATTACGCCTGGATGGACAAACCAAATCTTTTTATCTATGAGAATATTAGGCGATGCATTTTATCAGATGGTGGCACAGTAGTCTATTATCTTAATGGCTATAATCGAGAAAGTGTCAGCCCTTCAACTGTTGGGGCTTGCGAAATGAAAACTCCAAAAAAACTGATCGCCATCGGAGCATTCACAGGAGAAGCGTCAGATTACGTTGGGCACTATGCTCACAACATAACTGAGGATACTTACTCATTAATCACCGCTAAAGACGATAACGACACCCTCAATCTTCAGGATGACATCTTTGTGCCTGGTGACGAATTCGAAATTTGCACGGGAGTTTTTAATGGCGATGATGGCCAAGTTATGGTAGAAATCCCGGCATTCTATTATAAGTATCAATACTGGAGTGGCTGGCATAGCTATTCTATAAGTTGTGATCCTTTGCCAGGATATGACCTTCATCCAGCTTTCCACAAGAATGGGGTTGATGTGGAGGCCAGGTATATGGGGGCTTATGAGGGAGTCCTGTACGATGTCTCAGAAGGTAAGTATGTCAATGGCTTGTACTTACCTTCCAAAGCTCCACACAGGATGTCTTTTGATGGTATGGCTGAAACTATCACCAGTGATGACTTGACTCATCCTTTCACTAATCTCGAGGCAGGAGTTGATACTATAGTCATCTCGGGAACGCACTATAACGATCTCACTTGTGGAGTTGTCAGCGTAACAGATGTTACCATAACCGTTGATTGCGACTTGCAGGATGAGCCTCATGCACTTTGCACCATCCAAACCCAGAGAGATTGGAAGTATGACATTCTCGGAAGCGTAGCCGGAAAGGCCCCTATAACAAACGGAACGAGAGCGCAATTCAGGACAATAGCAGCTAATAGGGGAGATGGCTGGAGGCAAATGGATTTCGATCTCATGAGCGCAGTTCAACTTCTCTATTTAATTGAGTATGGCTCATTTAATAGCCAACTTAAGATAGGTGCAGGATTAACGGACTGGGGTTCTTCTTGGGAAGATTGGAATAACTACAATCCTATCGAAAAAACCGGACTAAGTAATGTCACGAAAGGTGCGACCGAAAGTGTCTCGAACGGTGATGGAGTCAAGGGTTCCTTCATGTCTTACAGGTGGGTCGAAAATTTTTATGGGCATCTCTTAAAATGGGTTGATGGTGTTAATTTCTATAACCGTACCCCTTATGTCTGTAACGATGACACCATCTTTTTTGATGATTATAGGGGGTGCTGCTATGATTCTTTAGGGGTAACGCTGCCAAATAATCATGGCTGGCAGAGAATCTTAGAACAGACTGGAAGGGGTTTTTTGCCTGCATCTACTGGAGCAAAGCCACACACCCATACCACTGATTATTATTGGCCAGGAGATGACTGGACAACAATGGTAATGGGCGGAAATGCAGCTTATAGCAATATGGCGGGTGCCTTCTACTTGGATATTAGTTTGCCGTCAAACTACTCCCATAGGTGTATTACTGGTCGTCTTTGTTACTAGGGAAAATAAATTGAGAGGACATGAAAATGGCTACAACTATTAACGATCTCAGGGCAGTATTCTCCTCTCCAGTAGGTCAGTCTGTCTTACTGTGGATATTGCATGAGCATCATGTTTTTAGTGCAAACCTCAAGACACAAGAAGAAATAACTCTCCACAATTGGGGGATGAAGCTTTTAGCTCTCATCGGTCCTAAAGACACAAAACGCAGCGTGGAGGGTTATATAAAGATGGCCATGATGGAACAAAATAAAAATTCAGAAAAGGAGATTTAACAACGATGAGCTTATTAAACACTGGTCAGGTTGACGAGGGTGGTAACTCCATCAACGAAAATGACAATGTTACCAACGAAGGTGGCAATCCTATTGACGGAGATGGCGTTTCTACTATCGGTAATCAATCTACCGAAACTAGGGACGGTGTCAACAATAGCACCGACAATCCCAACTGGAGTGATCACATCGATGAATCCCTACGGAAGCGTATAGGGAAGTTCAAAGATGTGAACAGTTTAGCAAAGAGCTATGTTGAGCTTGAGAAAAGGCTTAGTGAGGGTTTCAAGGTACCTGAAACCGAAGAAGAGCTCAATGCACTTTATGCTAAGCTGGGTAGGCCTGAAGATCCATCCGGCTATGACTTAGGGGATATTCAGGACGAAATCGGCTTTAGGGATAAAGCCTACGAGGCTGGACTGTCACAGACACAAGCAGAATCACTGTCTAGATGGTTTAATAGCCTCGTCGAAAGGCATCAGGAAAGCCTCGAGGAAAAGAGCAAGGCCGCTGAAGTTGCACTCCGTGAGAGGTGGGGTGAAAAATTCAACGACAACCTTGAGCTTGCCAACAGGGAGCTTACCTCTTGCTTTTCTCAGGACTTTATCGACCGCTTGGAAGCAGCTGGATTTTTGAATGATCAGGAATTCATTACTGCCCTTTATCAGCAGGGTAAAATGAAGGCAAATGACTCTATAGGTAAGCCTGGTCTGGGAGTTGACGTTGAGCGAACCGCTGCGGGTCAGCCCTTCTTAAACTTCCCATCCATGAAACAGTATGAATAACATGGCGGTCAAGTCTTACAACCAAACAAAAAAGAAATAGCAAGACAAAAATACTCTGAAAGGAGAAGGTATTAAACAATGGCTACATTAGATGCATATGGACAACTTACTATGTTGGAACTTGCCAAGCGGACTGATCCGAGGGGCGAGGCTGCAAAAATAGCTGAGATTTTGAGTGAGTCTAATGAGATTCTGCTCGACGCTCAGTGGGGAGAAGCGAACAACGTTGCATCTCACAAGGTTGTACGCAGGGATTATCTGCCCTCCGGTTCTTGGAGGAGCATTAACGCTGGTGTTAGCAAGGAAGCTTCTATCACCACAGAAGTGAACGAGCCTATCGGATTGCTGGAATCATACAGCGA